GAATATGAATTTCTGGTGGACAATGAAAAGTTATACAGAATGTATGACCACCAAATAACACTAAAACTATGAAATCCGAAGAATTAAAAAAAAGCATTATAGAGGCAGGGCGTAGAGCCGTAGAGCAATTAATTAAAGTTGCTAAAGAAGATATTATTAAACCAGACCCTGAAGATGAGCTTGCGGCTGATAGATTAAAAAATGCAGCAGCAACCAAAAAGCTAGCGATATTCGATGCGTTTGATATATTAAATAAAATAGATTCCGAAGAAGAAGTATTAGAGACAGGAAGCACAGTAGATAAAACAAACACCACCCAAGGATTTGCAGAAAGACGTTCAAAATAATTTATATCACGTAATAAAAGATTATGTGCCTAAGGCTGTTCTGACTAAAAAGAACAGGGGGAAAACGTGGCTGTATGGGTATAATGAAAAATATGATTTTATTGTTATATCTAAAAGCGGTCAAGTAGGAGATATAATAAATATAAATGGCTTAGCTATAGGACTACCCCTACCACCAAAAGAAACATTTAAACGTTCTGATAAAAAAGAAAAACAGTATTGGGAAAGACATGAGCTTCCAAGAGAGCTAGCTAGAATCAATTCTATTTTTCAATGGAATGAATATCCTCCACAATTTAAAAACAAATGGGTAGATTATATAGAGGCTGAGTTTGATAAAAGAGAATTAGGCCACTGGTTTTATAATAATGGAAAGCCTACGTATCTAACAGGCTCTCACTATATGTATTTACAATGGACAAGTATTGATGTAGGATATCCTGACTTTAGAGAGGCTAATAGAATATTTTTCCTTTACTGGGAGGCGTGTAAAGCAGACAAAAGATGTTTTGGTTTAGATTATTTAAAAATCAGACGTTCTGGATTTTCTTTTATGGGTTCTTCAGAATGTGTTAATATAGGAACATTGGTTAGGGATTCAAGGGTAGGTATATTATCTAAAACTGGAGCGGATGCAAAAAAAATGTTTACCGACAAGGTTGTTCCTATAGCCAATAGATTACCTTTCTTTTTTAAACCTATTCAAGATGGTATGGATAAACCTAAAACTGAACTAGCGTTTAGAGTTCCAGCAGCAAAAATTACTAAAAAGAATATGTATACTGTGTTAGATGAAGAGCTAACAGGATTAGACACAACTATTGACTGGAAAAATACAGACGACAACTCATATGATGGGGAGAAATTATTACTCCTTGTACATGATGAATCAGGGAAATGGATAAAGCCAAATAACATACAGAACAACTGGGGGGTTACGAAGACTTGTTTAAGATTAGGAAGTAAGATAATAGGAAAGTGTATGATGGGCTCTACCTCTAATGCGTTAAGTAAAGGGGGGGAGAATTTTAAAAAATTATTTGAAGACTCTAATGTAGACAATAGAAACGCAAACGGTCAAACTAAAAGCGGATTGTATTCTCTTTTTATTCCTATGGAATGGAACATGGAAGGGTTTATAGATAAATTTGGAATGCCTGTATTTTATAAGCCCACTAAACCGGTTTTAGGAGTAGATGATGAGTGGATAACAATAGGGGCGATTGACTACTGGCAAGCCGAGGTGGAATCATTAAAAAAAGATGCCTCTGCGCTTAATGAATTTTACAGACAGTTTCCTAGAACAGAGTCGCATGCTTTTAGAGATGAAAGCAAATCTTCTTTGTTTAATCTAACTAAAATATATCAACAAATAGATTATAATGACTCTTTAATAATAGAGCATCATATAACAAGGGGGAGGTTTTATTGGAAAGACGGAGTAAAAGACTCAGAGGTTATATGGACTCCCGACACAAGGGGGAGGTTTAAAGTGTCATGGACACCTAATCATGTCCTTAATAATAAAAAGATACAGAAACATGGAATATATTTTCCTGTAAACGAACATATAGGGGCTTTCGGGTGTGATTCTTATGATATATCAGGAACAGTAGGCGGTGGAGGTTCTAATGGGGCATTGCACGGGCTGACTAAATTCAATATGGATGAAGCTCCAAGTAATGAGTTTTTTTTAGAATATATTGCTAGGCCACAAACAGCAGAGATATTTTTTGAAGAAGTATTAATGGCGTGTGTATTTTATAGCATGCCTATACTTGTAGAGAACAATAAGCCTAGATTATTATATCATTTTAAAAATAGAGGGTACAGAGGGTTTTGTATGAACAGACCAGATAAATATTATAACAAGCTCTCAAAGACAGAAAAAGAATTGGGAGGTATTCCCAACACCTCTGAGGATATCAAGCAGTCTCATGCAGCCGCTATCGAATCATATATAGAAAAACACGTTGGTCTAGATTTAGAAGCAACCTATAGGCCTCAAGACGAGATGGGTTCAATGTACTTTACCAGAACTTTAGATGACTGGGCAAGGTTTGATATTAGTAACAGAACTAAGTTTGATGCTAGTATTAGCTCAGGTTTAGCTATCATGGCTAATCAAAAAAACGTTTATCTTCCAAAGAAAAAAGAGTCAAAAATAAGTCTTAACTTTGCAACATATAATAACAAAGGAATTTTAAGTGAATTAATGAGATGAAAGAAGTTACAATAAATATTTCATCTGTAGGCTTTCCTAGTCAATTTGTGTCAGACGCAGAAAAGGAGACTTACGAGTTTGGATTACAAATTGGACAAGCAATACAATACGAATGGTTTAGAAAAGACTCTAATGGTTGTAGGTATTATAGTCAGTGGAGAGATTTTAACAGACTACGCCTTTATGCCAGAGGAGAACAGTCGATTGCTAAGTATAAAAATGAGTTAGCAGTTGATGGAGATTTATCTTACCTTAACTTAGACTGGACTCCAGTTCCAATAATCCCCAAATTTGTAGACATAGTAGTTAACGGAATGTCAGACAGGCTTTTCAAAGTCAGCGCTTATGCGCAGGACGCCCTGTCTCAAGCTAAAAGAAGCAAGTATCAAGAAATGATTGAGGGGCAAATGGCCGCTAAAGATGTTTTAAGTATTATTCAAGAAGGCACAGGTTTTGACCCTTTTCTTATGAATCCTGATGAACTACCTGCGAGTGATGAAGAGCTAAGTTTGTATATGAACTTAAATTATAAACCAGCGATTGAGATAGCCGAAGAAGAGGCTATCGACACAATGTTTGCGGAGAATCACTATGATGATATTCGTAAGCGCCTAGATTATGACATGATGGTCACAGGAATGGCGGTAGCCAAACATGAGTTTTTGCCTGGCGCAGGAGTGGATGTTTCGTACGTAGACCCTGCTAATGTGGTGTATAGCTATACAGAAGACCCGCACTTTAAAGATTGTTTTTATTGGGGGGAAATCAAAACAGTTCCTATAGCGGAGTTACTTAAAATAGACCCCACCCTTACAAAAGAAGATTTAGATAAAATATCCAAATACAGCCAAACATGGTTTAACTATTTTAATGTTGCTCAGTTTTATGAGAATGACATCTTTTATAGAGACACCTGTACATTAATGTATTTTAATTATAAGACTACAAAAAAAATAGTTTACAAGAAAAAGATTTTAGATAATGGGAATATGAGGATGATAGAAAAGGATGATGGGTTCAATCCTCCAGATGAAATGATGGAAGAGGGGAATTTTGAAAAAATAGAAAAAACAATTGATGTTTGGTATGATGGGGTTATGGTAATGGGCACTAACATTGTATTAAAATGGGAACTTGCCCAAAATATGGTAAGACCGAAGTCCGCTTCGCAGCATGCTATTCCAAACTACGTAGCTGTTGCTCCAAGAATGTATAAAGGTGTAATTGAATCTCTGGTTCGAAGAATGATACCTTACGCAGATTTAATTCAGATGACACACTTAAAACTTCAACAAGTAATAGCTAGAACAGTTCCAGATGGAGTATATATTGATGCAGATGGTTTAAACGAAGTTGATTTAGGAACAGGGGCAGCTTATAATCCTGAGGACGCATTAAGATTATATTTCCAAACTGGTAGTGTAATTGGTAGAAGTTATACACAAGAAGGAGATTATAACCAAGGTAAAGTTCCTATACAACAGCTCACAAGCAATTCAGGAGCTTCTAAGACACAAATGCTAATCGCTAACCTCAACCACTACTTAGATATGATAAGGGCCGTAACAGGTTTAAATGAAGCGAGAGACGGAACGATAGCAAATTCAGACGCTTTAGTTGGAGTTCAAAAGCTAGCTGCATTAAGCTCTAATACTGCTACCCGCCATATATTAGATGGAAGTCTTTACATATATCGTACGTTAGCCGAAGCGCTAACTTATAGGGTAGCAGATATTTTAGAGTATTCGGATTTTAAAGAGGATTTTATAAATAAAATAGGGAAATATAATGTAAGTATATTAGGAGATATTGCAGAGTTATATATATATGACTTTGGAATCTTTATAGAACTTTCTCCTGATGAAGAACAAAAAGCCATGTTAGAGCAAAACATTCAAATGGCTCTTTCTAAACAAGATATTAATTTAGAAGACGCCATTGATATTAGAGAGATTAAAAATTTAAAGCTTGCTAATCAATTATTAAAAGTAAAACGTAAAGCAAAAGAAGAGGCAGATGAAAAGAGGGAATTACAAAAACAAGCTATGGTTGCTCAACAGCAATTACAATCACAACAAATGGCCGCTCAAGTAGCTGCTCAAACACTTGAAATGGAAACTCAGGCTAAAATGCAATATAGACAAGCCGATATTGCTTTTGAAATAGAAAAACAAAAAACCGAAGCTCAGTTAAAATCTCAGCTTATGGAGCAAGAGTTCCAATATAATCTTCAACTTCAAGGGCTAACACAAGCACAAATTTCGGGGCGTGAAGATGAAAAAGAAAAAGCTAAAAGCGACAGAATAAGCCAACAAAATACTCAGCAATCCGAGCTGATAAATCAGAGGAAAAACAATTTACCCCCTAAAAACTTTGAGTCAAATGAAGACTCGTTAGACGGGTTCGACCTAGCTGAATTTGAGCCTCGATAGTGTGTTTAAATTTTCACTAACTTTGCAATTAAATTAAATTAAATTAAATCAAATGGATATAAAAGTAAGAGAAGTCACGGCTGAAGAAAAGTCGAGTCAAGAAATAGAGCAAGAACTGCTAGATAAGCATGAGCAAAAACAGGAGCAAGATGCTCCCGTACAACAAGAGGAGGAAAAAAGTGTCGAGAGCGCTAGTCAACCTGCTCAAGTAGAGGTCACAGAGAGCTTAGAGGCTGATAAAAAAGAGGAGGAAGATGTTAAGGAGGGTGAAGTAGAAGCCCCAACCGAAGAAATAAAAGAAGAACAACCTCCAGAATTAAAGGAGATTGAAGAAAATGATGTTCTTTCATATATTGGACAACGATACGGCAAGGAAATTAATTCTATAGATGAATTAATTAGCGCACGTGAAGAGGGAGAAAAACTCCCCGAAGACGTGGCTACCTACTTAAAGTATAAAAAAGAAACAGGGAGAGGAATAAGTGATTATGCAAAATTGCAGAAAGATTATTCTGATTTAAGCCCTGACGCTTTGCTAAAAGAGTATTTAACAATAACTGAAGAGGGATTAGACCCTGAAGATATTGACTCGATGATGGATGATTTTACTTTTGATGAAGAAGTACATGAACCAGCTGAGATTAAAAAAATAAAACTAGCAAAGAAGAAAGAAATTGCTAAAGCTAAAAAGTTTCTTAAACAACAGCAGGAACTATACAAACAGCCCCTTGAGTCAAGGGAAAGTTCTGCCACTGCTAATGAAGAGATAATAGAGTATAGGCAATATTTAGAGAATGCTAAATCTCAAGAGGAAAACGCTGCTCAGAAACGTGAATGGTTTATTAAAAAAAGTGACGAACTATTGACGCCCGAATTTAAAGGTTTTAAATTCAATATAGGGGAAGAAGAAATAGTGTATTCTCCAGGTACGGTTGCGGAAATAAAGAAAGACAATGCTACTCCATTAAATTTAATTAATAAATATTTGGATAGCAGAGGTTTTATTAAAGACGCAGAAGGTTATCATAAAGCTTTAGCTCTCGCAATGAATCCTGAAAAATTTGCTAAGTTTTTTTATGAACAAGGTAAATCCCAGGCAACAGATGAAGTAATACGTAAAACTAAAAACGTCAATATGACAGAACGTAATGCTCCAGAGGTTTCTGTAAAATCAGGATTTCAAGTTAAATCAGTTTCTCAGCCATCAAGCCGAGGACTGAGAATAAAGAGTATAAAAAAAACGTAATAAATTTTAAAAAATACAATAAATCATGGCAGGACAAGTAAGTGCGTCACCAACATATGCGTTGACGCCGAGTTCAGAAAGAACTCCAACCGCAGAAAACTATATTGTCAATTTCGATTTCTTAAATCAGTATTTACCTGACACTTATGAAAAAGAATTTGAAAGATATGGTAATAGAACTATCTCCTCTTTCCTTAGAATGGTAGGAGCAGAGATGCCTACAAACTCTGACCTTATTAAATGGGCAGAGCAAGGTAGATTACACACAAAATATACAAGTGTGGGAACAGGTGCTTCAGCAGCAGCTGACCAAGCAGATTTTCAAGTAAATGATGTATTAGACCCAACAACTTCTGAGCAGGTTATCAGGGTTGGACAAACAATTGTTGTTGTTCAAAATGACGGCTCAGGGGTTAACAAAGCAGTAGTAAGCGCAGTAGACAATACCGCTGGTGCTAGAGGACAGTTCACAGCTGACTTTTACGAAGCAGGTGGGTTAGTTACCGCAGGAACTGGTGTAGGAAATGCTGATGTTACAGTATTCATTTACGGTTCAGAATTTCGAAAAGGAACAGCAGGTATGGTAGGCTCATTAGAGGCTAATGACTTCATCTTTGACAACAAGCCAATCATTATTAAAGATACTTACACAGTATCTGGTTCTGATATGGCACAAATTGGATGGGTAGAAGTTACTACAGAAGATGGTGCAACAGGATACCTTTGGTACTTAAAATCTGAGCACGAAACAAGACTTAGATTTGATGATTATTTAGAAACAGCAATGATTGAAGCTGTGCCAGCTGAGCAAAACTCAGGTGCAGCTGCTATTTTAGGTAGCGCTGGTGGGGCAGCAGACCCAGGTGCTGGTTCTGATGGAATCTTCTATACGGTTACAAACAGAGGAAATATCTGGGATGGTGGTAATCCAACTACCCTAGCAGATTTTGACTCAATTATTAGTAGATTAGACAAACAAGGAGCTATTGAAGAGAATGTAATTTTCGCAAACAGACAATTCATTTTTGATATAGACGATATGTTAGCTGCTCAAAACTCTTACGGAGCGGGCGGTACTTCTTACGGTCTATTTGATAATGACGAAGAAATGGCTTTAAATCTAGGATTCTCAGGATTCAGAAGAGGTTATGACTTCTATAAAACTGATTGGAAATACTTAAACGACCCTACAATGAGAGGTGGTTTACCATCAGCTGCAGGTTCTGGTAAAATCAATGGACTATTAGTTCCAGCTGGTTCTACAAGTGTTTATGACCAAATTCTTGGTAAAAATGCTAAAAGACCTTTCTTACATGTTAGATATAGAGCTTCAGAAACTGAAGACAGACGTTACAAAACGTGGATTACTGGCTCTGCTGGTGGTGCTGCAACAAGTGACATTGATAACATGCAAGTAAACTTCTTGAGTGAAAGAGCTGTATGTACATTAGGTGCAAACAACTTCTTTATATTTCAAGATTAATACTTAAATCAATAGGGGTGCAGTGATGTGCCCCTATTTTTAAATTTTAAATTAAATTAAATTAAATAACAATGGAAAAAGAAAAAGATATTCCTACACAGGAACAGAAAGAGGCGGTTAAAAAAAAGAAAAAAACTCAGCCTCAACCAAAAAAGTCTACTCCTAAATATGTAGACAAAGCATATAAACTTACTAGAGACACAGCGCCTTTATCTTTAATATTAGCGTCAAGGCACACTAACCGGTTTCCTCTTCTTCATTTTGATGAAAAGACAGGGCTTAATAGACCTCTTAGATACGCAAGAAACCAAAACTCTCCTTTTCAGGACGAGCAGGACGATAATGCAATTTTAGAACCTATAGTTTTTGAAGATGGGTTTCTTTATGTCCGCAAAAACAATCAAGTCCTACAGCAATTTTTAGCGTTACATCCAGGTAACGGCAGAATTTTTGTAGAAATAAATAAGGCTAAAGAAGCGGCGGAAGTGGTGGAAGACTTAAACCTAGAGGTGGATGCTTTAATAGAGGCAAGACAGCTCGAAGTTGAACAAGTTGAAAACATGGGAAGAGTGTTATTCAAAAGAGATGTCTCGAGGGTAACTACCTCTGAATTAAGAAGAGATATTTTGATATTTGCAAAAGAGAATCCTAAAGGATTTTTAAAATTGTTACAAGACCCTTCATTAAAACTCAACGCTACAATACAAAGCTTTGTAGATAAAAGTTTAGTTCAGCTCAGAAACGATAAGAAAGAAGTGTGGTTTAACACCCCCTCTAATAAGAAAAAAATGTGTAACATTCCCTATGGAGAAGACCCGCTATATATAATGGCTTCTTACTTCCAGAGTGACGACGGTGTGGAGGTGTATAAACACTTAAAATCATTAGCAAAAAATGCGTAACTTTGTAGCTTGTTTAACCCATTAATTTTTTTATAATGACAAAATTTTTAAATATACCAGTAACTAGCGAACAATACCAATTGGTCGCTATTAATAATATCGCATTAATAGAGCAAGCTACTACTACTACAGTAACAATTACTTACAGTGGTGGTCAAGTAACTACTATTACTCACGCAACAGCAGGAGCGGGAGATGAAACACAAAGAGATACAATAGAAGATGCAGTCGTTGCTGCCTTAACAACTTCATGGACAAACCCAGCGTATGATGTAGACAACCTACCTTATGCTGTGAGTGGAATTGCTATTGCATAACAGTATAATCCTTCCTTTACTATCGACAGAAAAGCGCCCTAATTCAGGGTGCTTTTTTATTTTACCTATCTTTGTATAAAATAATTCACGATGATAAATTCAGTTAGAAACACTGTCCTTTCTATAATTAATAAGAATAACTATGGGTATATATCCCCTAGTGATTTTAACTTATTTGCAAAGCAAGCGCAGCTAGATATATTTGATGAATATTTTATAAGATATAATCAGCAGATTAATGAGGAAAACGCAAGATTATCAGGAACAGGATACGCTGATATTAAAAAAGGATATGAAGAGGTAATTGACATTTTTTCTATTACTTCTTTTCTAACGCAACAAACCCAAAATGTTTATTTTCTACCGTCTGCATCCACTACGGGTTCTGATTATTATTTATTAAATAAAGTTTTATGTTTTTCAGGGGGAGTGCTAAAAGGAGAAGCAGAAAAGGTGTCTCATAGCAAAATAACATTGCTTAACAGCTCATTACTTACCGCTCCATCAACTGTATATCCAGCATATACCCAAGAGGCGAATGCGATTACTGTTTTTCCTAATACATTTAACGGGGTAAATGATGTGCAGTCACAATATATTAGATATCCTAAAGACCCTAAATGGACTTATGTAACTCTATATGGAGGAGAGCCTTTGTTTGACCAAACTCAGGCAGATTTTCAAGATTTTGAACTACCTATAGATGATGTAAATAATTTAGTAGCAAAGATACTGCAATACGCAGGGGTATCAATAAGAGAAGCTGATGTATTTCAGTTTGGACAAGTACAAGAGCAACAACAAAATCAAACTAACATTTAATTATGGCATATATAAATCAAAAAAAATATTATACAAACGATGGTGTTAATCCCACGGATGCAAATTGGGGGTCTTATCAATATGTTAGCTTAGAAGATATTGTAAGAAACTTTCAGTTGATGTATGAGGGAAACCACGAACTTATTAATAACCTTAATAGATATCAACTTTTATTTCACGCTAAAAGGGGAATCCAAGAATTAAACTATGATGCCTTTAAAGAAATCAAAGCATTAGAGCTCAAAATCTATGACGACCTAAGGTTTGTTTTGCCTTCAGATTATGTGAATTGGGTGAAATTATATCTTCTAAAAGATAATTGGCTTAGAGAGTTAACAGAAAACATTCAGGTTCAGTCTGCTGTTTCTTACCTTCAAAGCGCTGCGGCTACTTTTACGTATGATGGAGACAACAATGCTACCGTAATAGATTCTGATTTGGACACTAAAAGAGAAGATGGGGCTTTACAGACTATTTACTTAAATAAATTAAACGACCAAACAGTAGACCCGGAGTGTATAAATTGCAATAATGATTTATATAGAATCGGAGCTCGTTACGGGTTAAATACAGAGACAGCCAATTTTAACCCAACTTTTACTATAGATAAAAAGGCGGGGGTAATAAATTTTGACTCTACGATGGTTAATCAGCAATGTGTTTTACAATATATATCCGATGGTATGGAGAATGGAGATGTGTCTCAGATAAGCGTCAATAAATTATTTGAGGAATATATATACGCTTACATAAGGTATGTTATTTTAAATAACAGGCTTGGCGTACAAGAATATGTAGTGAATAGAGCAAAAAAAGATAAACAAGCATTACTAAGAAATGCGAAAATAAGACTAAGTAATATTCACCCTAGCAGATTACTTATGAATCTTAGGGGTGAGAATAAGTGGATAAAATAAAATGGCGAACATTCAAAGAAATTTTATAAGAGGGCGTATGAACAAAAGCCTTGATGAAAGGCTTGTTCCAAACGGAGAATACGTTGATGCTTTGAATGTGAGACTTGGTTCGACTGAAGAAACTGAAATAGGAGCAGTAGAAAACAGTAAAGGAAATCTTCCTTTAACCACCCTTCAATATGTAGACGGAACAGCTTTAAGTGCAGACGCAAAATGTATAGGTGCATTTGAAGATGGAGCTAATTTAGTTATTTACTGGTTTGTACACGACCCCTCTTTTACACAAGGAGCAACAGGCAAATTAGACTTAGTTGTTTCTTTTGATGTAGAAACCGGAGAGCTTATATACCACGTGATTAGTATAGATAATGGAGATGGGATTGACACTACATTAAACTTTAACCCTAACTACTTAGTTACAGGGGTCGATAAGATTGATAATCTGTTGTTTTTTACTGATAATTACAACCCTCCTAGAGTGGTTAATATAAATCAAAACTATGGAGACCCAGCCTCTGGGACAGACCTTGATACTTTTAACCAAGATGATATTCTAGTTATTAAAAAACCTCCAACAAGCGCTCCGACTATTGAGTCTTATTATATACCGACACTATCCGACGCTTATTTAGAGGATAAATTTATTTGTTTTGCATATAGGTATAAATATGCTAATAATGAATTTTCAGCCACTTCACAATTTAGCGACCCAACATTTGACTCTGGGAATTTTGATTTTAGTGCTAATAGTTATTTGAACGAGGGGATGGTTAATCAGGATAACGCTTGTAATGTTACCTTTAATACAGGTAGCAGCAGTGTTACAGATATACAGCTGCTTTTTAAAGAAGCAGACAATACTACAATAAAGGTAATTGAAACCTTTAACAAAAAACAATTAGGATACACTGATAATTCCGATGTTGTTTTCCCTTTTACTAATAGGAAAATATTTACGGTTCTTCCAAGCTCAGAGATATTAAGGCTCTATGACAATGTTCCTCAAGTAGCAAAAGCCCAAACTTTAATGGGTAATAGGTTGATGTATGGAAATTATAAAGAAGGTTATGATTTAACTGATGCGGGGGGAAGTAAGCTAAGGTTGGACTTTAGCGCAACTTATAACTCGGATGAGATTTCAATACTTACCATCCCTGCTCATGTGAGCGCTGGAACTTTTTCATTTAGCGCCACCGCCGTTCCTACAGACAAAACGATAGCAGATAGTGTTTTAGGTTTAGATTTAAGCGCATTAGTGTCTGGCTCTTCAAAGCTAAAAGCTGGCACAGAGCTTACAATTGATTTTGGAGTTACTTATTTCTCCCATGAACTTTCTTCAGGAGTCGCACCTGCGGCTACTCCAAGCGCTGCTGTATATGATTTATTTTGGTCATACACCCTTATAGATGATTATAGTACAGTTGCTGATTTAGTTAACAGCACAGATTTTCAAGAAAAGATAGGGTTAGCTTCCACTATTGAAACAGTAACCAATGCGCAAGCGGGAAACGGAAATACCTTAACAGATGTTTTTAACAGAGCTATTCCAGAAGCCTTTGACGTTACATATGATGATTTACTACAAACAGGAATAACCTCATCCACAGCTAGCTCGCCTGCGGTGGGAGAGCCTTTAACAGCATCTATGAGCAGCACTGCGCCAAATCAAATTGAAATACACAACTTAGCAGCACTATATACAGACAGCACTTTCACTTTATGCTCTTATTATGGTATTGTAAATCAGAGAGCTACCTTTAGAGAAAGCACTAGCATACAAAGCCTACATAGTAATAGAGGTTATGAGTTTGGAATAGTTTATATGGATGATTACAACAGGTCATCAACAGCTTTGGTTAACAATAATATGAATGATAATAATACAATTAACATTCCATGCAGTAAATCAACTTCCCAAAATTACGCTCAGATTACTATTCCTCTTGGTGAGACCCCACCTAGCTGGGCCACTAAATATAAGTTTGTAATTAAACCCACCGCTGAAGCATATAACACAATATATAGCAATGTTGTTTATAGGGACACTGTTTCTAATGCAAGTTATTTTCTTTTAGAGGGAGAAAATGCAAACAAAGTAGAAGCCGGGGATAGATTAATAGTAAAAGCCGACACTAGTGGGCCTCTATCTAGATGTATTACAGCTACCGTTTTAGAAAAAGAGGCTCAAGCAGAAGGGTTTATTTCTATTTTTGATTCATCCGGAGGGGCGATTGATGTGATAGGGGGGGTTTATATGAAGATAAATGCTTCTAATTTTGCATCTATACAAGACCCTGATGCAGTTATCGCTGTTGACCCAAAGAAATCATCATGTAGAACCTCAGGGGAGATACCAGTGGTCGCTTTTCCATTTTTTACTAGTACCAATGTTACAGGAACTACCCCGGTATATGATGTTTATGATGTGCCGGTGGGAACTAGAATAGTAATGAAAATAGAAATGGACAAAGGAGGCAACGGATACCGTAACTATATACTGGAACAAACACTCACAGCCTCTACTAGTTACAACGATATGGCTGACTGGTTTATAGGAGATAATGTAGGGAGCACTTTAAATACCGGGATTAAAGATGAATATGAAAACCAAACTATAAATAATGTCTTGGT